GGGTTAGATATAACTACCCACAAGATGTGAATTAAATTTGATTGATTTATCCAACTAAAATATAATCACTCATATGCAAGGACTATTTGGACAATTGCAAAATGGAAAGCAAGCTGCCGTAAACGCTGCGGCTGGAATTATTTCAGGCCCTGCAAACCAAATAGCAGAGTTCACGCCATATCTAGGAATTGGATATGGTAATGGAAGTGTCGGCACAAGCGACTGGTTTAATAAGACTGGAATCTTTGGCAAGGTAGACAACAATGCATTGTCAAGCAAGGTCGGAGGGTTGCTTGGAACAGCCGCAATCTATTCGATGATGGGGCGTAATTTCGACAAGAATGCAGCCGCAAAAGCAATCGCATTCTCAATGCTGAAAGATAGTGCATTGAGCTTCCTAAAAGACAGAGCGCAGACTTGACATGGACTTAAACAGCCTAAGCACAGAAGAGCTAATCAGGCTAAGAGACAAGTACGGCGGCGACCGTCTCATTGACCCATTGCTAGCACCTGCAGAGCATATGGACTTCGCCAGGACAAGCGTACAAGACAATCCGCTAATGGCATTACCAATAGCCGCAGCAGCGCCACTCTACTACATGGCTAAACAACCCATGATTATGGACATAGGCAAGCGTATGGGGCTGATCGGAGAAAACGCTACGCCATCAAGCATAGACCAGCTTTTCGCAGCATATAGAGGCATCGGACAAGGATTGTTAGGACGATAATGGACGACCTCGAAAGATTTAAAGACTGGTGGCTAACAAATAGGCCAATCAATACGCCGCCAGATAGCAAATTAGTGTACGTAGCGGATACGAATGGTCTTGTTCTATATAGAGAAGGGCAATACCAAGTTGAATTGTTTTCAGTAAAGCCAAACTCAACAATCAAGCCTCATGTGCATCCTAACGTGGATTCATACGAGGTTTACATAGCAGGGGATATTGTATTTACATGCGACGGACTAGACTACGCTCAAAAAGAACTAGGAGCAACAATCAGAGTAAGACCTGATAGCTGGCACTCGGGAATATTCGGGAATCGAGGAGGAGTTTTCCTATCAATCCAGAAATGGGGAAATGACGTTCATCCAAAGTTTGTCGGAGATGACTGGAAAGACAAAGACGGTAATAAATCATACTGTGTTAGTTAATACTCACAGACTACGCTCATAGAGAGGTCTATAACAATGTCAACAAATTTAATAGAGGGCGACAATCTTACTCGTAAGGGAGCAGGTAGGCCCAAGGGCAGCCCTAACAAGCTAGGAAAGGCCGCTAAGGACGTTATTCACCAAGCAGCTACTGAGCTAGGTGGAGCAGAGAGATTGCTTGCCTGGGTGCAGGAAGACCCGCTAAACGAGCGTGCATTTTGGGCAACTATTTACCCGAAACTTCTTCCATTGACTGTGGCAGGTGACAGCGAAAACCCGCTAGAGACAATTACCCGCGTGGTAATCGAGCCGCTGAAGAAGGATTGACATTCAACTATTTGAGTACCAGACAAACAGGTTTACAACTAAAGATGAACTGATTGATGTTTATCAGTGCGATGATGGTTCTTGGAGGGTTGCATACTTTCCTTATTCCGACAAAGATCGTAATTTGACAAAAGATCAAGCATTTGAAATTGCACATGCTCGGCACAAAGAAGCGATTGACTCGCATAAAAATTGGCAGCGGTAAGCATCCAACTCCCTGAAAAGCTAATCCCCGTATTTGAAGGGGATGCAGACGTGCGCGGCTCCTATGGGGGCCGTGGCTCTGGCAAGACTCGATCATTTGCCAAGATGGTGGCTGTAAAGGGCTATCAGTACGGTAAGGCAGGAATTAGAGGAATTCTGCTGTGTGCGCGGCAGTTCATGAACAGCTTGGACGAATCCAGCCTGGAAGAATGCAAGAGAGCCATTGAGGAAGAGCCTTGGCTGCTGGAATACTACGATGTAGGCGACAAGTACATTAAAAGCAAGGATGGGCGTATCCACTTTGCCTTTGCTGGCCTAGATAGAAACATCGCCTCGATTAAGTCTAAGGGAAGGATTCTGCTGTGCTGGGTAGATGAGGCAGAGCCTGTTAGCGATGATGCATGGGTCACGCTTATCCCGACTCTCCGAGAAGAGGGAGAGGACTGGAATGCTGAACTGTGGGTGACTTGGAACCCTAAACGAAAGGGTAGCGCAACTGACAAGAGGTTTAAGAACAGCACTAATCCGCGCCACAAGATCGTGCAATTGAACTGGCGAGATAACCCCAAGTTCCCTGAGGTGCTGAAACGTGCGATGGAAGACGACATGCGCCAGCGCCCAGAGCAAGTTCCTCATATATGGGAAGGCGACTACGCCAGCATTGTGGAGGGCGCATACTTTGCCAAACACCTGTTAGAAGCCAAGACGGCAGGAAGGATTGGTAGGGTTGGCCCTGATCCGCTGATGACCATCAGGCTATTCTGCGATATTGGCGGTACTGGTGCCAGGGCAGACGCTTTTGCCATGTGGGCGGTACAGTTTATCGGAAAGGAAGTGCGGACACTGGACTATTACGAGGCAGTAGGTCAGCCGCTATCGGCACACCTTGCTTGGTGCCGTGAGCGCGGATACAGCCCTGATAAAGCGCAGTTCTGGCTTCCACATGACGGAGCTACCCATGACAAGGTGCATGATGTGAGCTATGAGAGCGCATTGCGTGCTGCAGGGTACACCGTGACGGTTATCCCGAACCAGGGCGCAGGAGCTGCCAAAAAGCGCATTGAAGCCGTCCGCAGGCTGTTCACTAATATCTGGTTCAATGAAGACACGACGCAGGCTGGCCGAGATGCATTAGGCTGGTATCACGAGAAGCGCGACGATATTCGCGGCATCGGACTAGGCCCCGAGCATGATTGGGCCAGCCACGGAAGTGACGCTTTCGGGCTTATGGCAGTGGCTTATGAAGAGCCTAAGCCTAAAGCTGTGCCCATAAAATATCGACCAAACGGAGTGATTTAATGAGTATCCATATAGCAGTTCAGCTAAAAGAACAAGCCGCAAAGATTGCAGAGCTTGAGCGATTGATTAAATCTAACGCTTTGCAAAGTGAGATAGATTCGCTAAAATCTCGCTTAGATGCGCTTGAGTCGCGTCCCAAACCCGGCAGGCCGCCAAAGGACATAAATGGATGACTCCCAGCTAATCAATGCTATTGAGACATACGAATCCAACGCAGAAACGTACGGCAATCTCCAGGAAGATCGCACAGACTCGCTTGATTACTACCTAGGCAAGCCGCTCGGCAATGAGGTAGAAGGCCGCAGTCAGGTCATTTCCCGTACAGTCTGGGATACAGTCGAGTGGCTAAAGCCGCAACTTGCGGACATTTTCTGTAGTGGCGATGAACTTGTGTCATTCATGCCGCGTGGCCCCGAAGACACCAAAGCTGCCGAGCAGGAAAGCGATTACGTAAACTATCAGATTACTCAGCGTAATAGTTGGTTTGATGTTTGGTATGGCTGGGCGCACGATGCCTTGATCCAGAAAAATGGATATGTAAAAGCCTATTGGGATGATTCCGAGGACATTACAAGCGAGTATTACGATGATCTGACGCCCGAGGAATGGGTAATCTTGATGCAAGACAAGGATATTGAGATTGTCGAGCATGAGGAAGAAGCCAGCCTGGACATGATGACCGGATTCCCGGTAATCACCCATTCCGTGAGACTTGAGCGCAAAAAGCCGCGCAACATGGTCAAAATAGTCAATATCGCACCTGAACACATCAAGGTTGACGAGAATGCACGCGGCGTAAGCCTCCAAGATGAAAGAGTTGCATTTGTTCAGCACAGCGAATATAAGACGCTGACAGAACTTAGATTGATGGATTTTGACGTTCCTGACGACATTCAGGACGATGGAGACAGTAAAGGCGATTGGGAGCAAGTCAGCCGCAACGACTACAGCCCCATGCGTGACCGAGAGGGTGAGAATATCGACCCTGCAATGCGCCGGGTTAAAGTGCGTGAGACTTGGATCAGGTTTGACTATGACGACGATGGCCGAGCAGAACTGCGCCACGTTATTGTGGTTGGCAGCAAGATTCTGCATAACGAAGAATGCACAATCATCCCCGTGGTGGCGATGTGCCCGACTCCGCTGCCGCATCAGCACTATGGTTTGTCCGTGGCCGATTCTGTTATGGACTTGCAACGCATCCAAACTGCACTACTTCGGGGGGCACTCGATAATCAGTACCTTGCCAATAACGGTCGGTATGGTGTTGACGAAAACAGCGTGAACCTTGACGACATGCTAGATAGTCGTCCTGGTGGCATGGTCCGATTCAATGGAGCAAAGAACCCTAGCCCGTTTTTCCCGCTGACGCACCCTACCAATGGGCAGATTGCTATCCCCATGATGCAGTATATGGATGGCATCGCACAGCGTCGAACGGGTGTAAGCGACCAGACGCAAGGAATTAACCCTGATGTGCTGAACAATCAGGCAGGCGCTACAGCTAACACTATGATGCTCACAGCAGCACAGCAGCGCATCAAGTTCATTGCCAGGGTGTTTGCCGAAACAGGCATTAAATCGCTGTTCCAGCTTGTCCATTTCATTACCCTTACCCATAGCCGACAGCAAGAAATGGTGCGCTTGAACGGTGAATGGGTGCCTGTAGACCCGAGGACATGGGTTAAGCGCAGTGATCTACAGATCAGCATGACGTTTGGTATGGGCGACCGCACTAGCCAAATCACTGTCCTAACGCAGATTGCACAGATGCAGGCACAGGCCGCACAAGTAGGGATTGCAAGCCCCAAGAACATCTATAACACGCTGGCACGCATCACGAAGACAGCAGGATTTAAGGACGTTAACGAGTTCTGGACAGACCCTGAGAAAGCACCGCCGAAGCAGCCTCAGGTTGATCCTAAAGTGCAAGTTGAGCAGATGCGCCAGCAGGCCGAGATTCAGAAATTCCAGGCTACTCAGCAGATGGAAGTGCAGAAGTTCCAAGCAGAGCAGACTATGCAGCAGGAACTTAACAGGATGAAGATGGAGTTCGAGCAGCGGCAAAGCGAGATGGAATTGCAGCTACAGGCCAGTAATGACCAGCGCGACAGTGAACGAGAAGCATTGAAAGCGCAGTACGATGCACAGATCGAGGAAATGAAGATTCAGAACGAGCGCGATATCAAGGCTATGGAAGACGCTACGAAGCGTTATCTCGGTGAGCTAGACGCACAGGTTAAGCTGACCATTGCCGGTGCCCAGCAGGAAAGCAAGATGGTAGACGCTGGCCTAAAAGCGCAGTCTATGGACAATCAGGTACTTGCCAAAGCAATGGAAGGCATGTCGGCGGCACTGCAACAGGTCGGCAAGCCTAAGAAGGTAGTCCGAGACGCTGACGGTAATATTTCAGGAGTTGAATAATGCCTACCGCAAGTTATGTAAAAGTTACAGCAGCCATTGAAGACTTGGCCGAAGGCATTAATGCCGGGACGGACCAATGGGCTATAGCACTGGCTTCAGGCGCTCCAGCGTCTAAGGTGTTTACTTCCGGCACGACTGACCTTGCTACGTCTGGTGGATATACAGCAGGCGGTAACAACGTCAGCACGACTAGCGCAGGCATGAACGGTTCGGACTTCGTGCTTGTTCTGGCTGATCCTGCCGTATGGACTGCATCAGGTGGCGGGCTTACCTTCCGCTATGCCTTGTTAGTCAACAAGACCGTATTGCAAGGCGCTAACGGTACTGTTGTTGGGTATTGGGACTACGGCTCATCCCAAGCCGTTGCAGCCGCTGAAACCGT